AGTAAGGTTACTCCCGGCACTGACAATGGCCGAAAGACTGATCAAAGCTTGCGTAGAGGTGGTGTGTGATGTCTGCGTATTATACGGTTTTCATGGCGACGCTATAACGTCGATAACGAGCACAACTAAGCATTGGATGCTATTGGTTGACCAGAGCGAGGGGAAATGGATGTCAGTTGTTAAATACAAACTGGCAGCCTATTTCGCCGCACACACCGGTCAAACAGTCATGCCTCTGGTTCCATGGAAAACAGCAGACGAGACAGGAAAAGAGGTGAATAAGGGGATCGATCATCCGCACCAACTGGTTGGCGGCCGACTTGGGAGGTTCATGCAAGTCACTCTCGGCAAACTCTCTAAAGACCGAAGATTGGAATTTTTAGATTCAATCCTCAAGTCTAAGAGAGGCATGCCCAGAGCGACACATGCAGAACTTTCGCAAAAAAGCGCTGAACTAGTGGTGAAGCTCGCTGCAATACGAGCCACGAGGAATGAAGATCTCACCGAACTCACGACTTGGGAAGGAGAGGAGCGTCTGCTGACAAAAGAGTTAGCAATTCTAGAGCTCAAACGCACGGTTCACGAGATCTACAAAGGGGCAAAGTACACAATGGAGGATCGCCTAAGGGCGTTCTTTCCAAGTACCTCTGCCAACTATATACGAAATCGAAACAATGCTGGAGCTGTAGGAGAGATTTTATCATCTCGGGCGCTCCTCAATCCAGATGGACAAGGGCCACCAATCATAGAACCAGCGGTCATCGAAGGACTTCGAAAGCCGGGAGGATATCTGAAGATTGGGAAATTAATAAGAAAAGGCGAGGTTCATGACAAAATCCTGGGAGAGCTCCCTCCGGAGCTACGTGAGGAGGTACACAAATTCACCGGTACCATCCATCAATCACAGGAAAAGAGAAATGAGAATCTGAATGAATTGAATTCCGCATTTGGTAGACTCTGGTTTCGAATACTCAAGAGAGCCGAGCAGGATATCAGCAACAATCGAAATATCGCTGAACCTGTTCCACTTCCGGAAGCACTAAAAATCAGAGTCATAACTAAGGGAAATCCATACGTCCAAACAGCTCTCAAAACTCTGCAACGGTTTCTGCATCGAACACTTAAGACGCATCAAACATTCCGTCTCATAGGGGAACCTATAACGGAAGAATATGTATCGAAAGTTGTTGGGCCGCTAATGACAGATGACGAAATTTATCTGTCAGGCGACTACGAAGCAGCAACCGACAATTTACACAGTTGGGCATCGGAAGCAGTCGTTGACGCGATCGCCGAGGACATCAGTCTCGGCGATGTAGAACACCGGTTGTTCCGAGCAAATCTCACGGGGAATCTCTTCTACAATGAAGAGGGAAACCTCGTCCGACAGCTCAGAGGACAACTGATGGGGGCAATCACTTCATTTATCGTGCTTTGCATTATCAATGCAACAGCAATACGGATGTCTGAAGAGATCGTCCAGCAACGAAAGTTACGGCTAGATGAAATTCATATGGCGATTAACGGTGACGATGTCGGCCTAAAAACGAGCATAGCTCGAAAAGGATACGAGACATGGAAGAAAGTAGCGTCAATGTTCGGACTCAAAGAGAGCGTAGGAAAATCCTACCAATCTCGAGAGTTTCTGAACATTAACTCAACCAACTTCCGACCCGTCGACATGTC